GTTTTGAGCGTCTTAGGAACCGTTATGACCTTTACAGGTCTCTCGGCTCCGGGTTCAAGGAAATTAACCTTCTCAATCAAGTCGGTGTAAAACCGCCAAGATGGCAACGCGTACTCCCCATAGGGGAATACGTATTCCAAACGAGAAGGCCATTCGAACTGGTCGAACTTCGCGTTGCCGCGGAGTCCGTCCGAGGTCGCTCCAGGCCCGTGCCGAGGCACGAGTTTGCCTTCGTTGAATTCATTTTCAAATTCAGTGAAGACATCTCTGAAGAGGAGAGCTGAAATCCTAGAAAACGCAGAAAATGCGGCTTCAAGGATTAACTCATCAGCTTCTCTAATTTCCTTTTCACACTTCACATACCCATCTAGGGCGCCTTTCACCCTCGCATCGCTGCAAGGGATAAGGATCTTGCCGAACATCAGTGTTAACTGACGTATCGCCAAGATGCAATCCGTAGATGGTTCTGGAAGCAAGCGACCAGCAGTGTCAAACACTTGACTCAGGAAACCTCCCAAGAACTTTGGAAGGGGCCCTTGACCTTTCTCGAAACCGAGAAAAGCGTCATTGGAGTTGACCCATCCTTCATCGAGACTTCTTTCGAAGTCTTTACCGAAGTTTGGGAGAGTGATTGTCAGAAATGACAATCCCTCATGTTCGACACGACTCTCGAGCTTTTTGTAGTCGAGAGTGGCACTTGTACGACATACGACAGCCAATTCATCGGCTGCCACCTGCCAGAGAGTTTTTAGGCTTTTCATCCATCCACCTAGAAAATAGGAGGTATGAGATCCAAAGCTGTTACCCTCCTGCTATATACCCTGAATATCATCTCCAAGAACTTCGAAGATGACATCAGTGGCAGCAGACGTCAGTTCACCACTCAGCAGAGCTGAGATAAGTGATCTGGCGCAACACCTAACGCCAAGAAGAGAGCTGAGTATCTCGCATAGCAATGCGTGATAGGGAATCGCTTCCCCGCCCTCATGATCCGTAGAACTACGGTCCATAAGAGCAACTCAGTTCTCACCACCCAGAAGCTGGGTGGCCCTAGCGCCCGACGAGGCAGTCAGATACGCGGTAAGCGCATCAACGATCTGCTTCTGTTCCGCGACGGT